CCTTTTGAGTCTGATGCTATTGGGAACTACTTTGGCTTTGTTTATCTCATTACCAATAAGTCAAACCAACGACAATACATTGGGCGAAAGTATTTTTGGTCGTTCAGAACCCCACCAGGAAAAAAGAGAAAAGTAAAACAAGAATCTGATTGGAAGAAGTATTATGGTTCTTGTCCTGAGTTAAAGGAAGATATAAAAAGATACGGCAAAGAGATCTTCAGTAGAGTAATACTAAGTCTTCATGAGAAGAAGGGAGATTGTAACTTTGAGGAGACCAAGCAGTTGTTTCTAAATAATGTGCTATCAGAGGCACTTGACAACGGAGCACCGGCATACTATAATAGCAACATTCTCGGCCGTTACATGCGGAAAGATTATGGAAACTTTGGAAAAAACCCTGCAGGTGACTCACGACTGGGCAGTTGATAGACTGCACATTCTCTGTGACATGAAGACAGATGATGTGCTAAGATCTGTAGAAGATGCTCATGCGATCCGGTCGGAGTTTGCCGAATGGTTAGACCCTAATAACGAGGATCATGAAATCTACTCACTCGAATATCTTGGAGACAATGATTAAATCACTTTTTGGAATTGGGGTTCTTGCAAGTGTAGTTGCAATCCCTTCCCCAGAACCTGAACAAATCAAAGCAAAATTAGAACCCGTAGAAGAATCTGTTATTGTAGAGAAGACTTGGAAATGTCCTAGTTGTACTCCCAATGAACAAGTTGTTCTAGCAGCACTACAAGAGCACACAAAGATCTCTGATCGTAATGCGCTTGCTACAATCATGGGAAACATTCAGCAAGAATCAAAGTTCATTGCTAATATCTGTGAAGGTGGTGCTCGTGTTTCTTACTTGGAATGTAAGGCTGGTGGATTTGGTTTAATTCAGTGGACTTCTATTGGACGTTATAAAGGTCTTGGAAATTTCTGTGTCAAATACAAATGCAATCCATCTTCTCTTGATGGACAAGTTCGTTGGATGATTAATGAACCTATCTTCCAACGTGTCCTTCCACAATTTGAGGGTGGTGGACAAACAGTATCTTATTACATGAGACCTGCATACTACTGGCTAGGATGGGGTATTAAAGGTAATAGAGAACTTTATGCATATGATTACACCAAAAAAATGGTATTAGCATGAAAGAAAAACCAAAAGTAGAATGTTTGATTGATGATTTAGAAGCACCATTATTTGAATGTGGGCCAGGACATTTTACTCAAGGATATGGTTCATTCGTAAGTGTTCCTGCTCCCAAGTATTTGAAAGATGATTCTTGGTTTGGTCCGGCAGTTTTATCTGATTCTCAAATGACTATTAGGGAAGCATATGAACATGCAGTATCTGACGGTCAATTGTTACCTGAAGATGATACGGTAGAACCAAAAGATATTCATGAGGTAATATATAATATTGCTACACGTAGTCAAAAAACAACAACTCAACTTAATCCCACTCCACAATTTGGAAGTGGTTCTGAAAATTTTCAGGAAGGTTGGCAATCCGGAACTGGTTTAGGACAATTTAGATGAAAAAAATTATTGCAAGTTTACTGGCATCTGCAGCATTAACTACTCCTGTTTTTGCAGATCCACTTAGAGATAGTGAATACTTCACTATGCATTCTATGGGGTGTATGCTTTTACAAGAGTGTATAGATGAAGTTGAGGAAATCACTAGTATTCTAGATGTGTCTAGTCAGTATTCTAATACTGATGCTTTTTATTCTGTTGCTACTGAATTTAACAGTATGCTTAGTTCCCTTAATATGATTGGGGTCAAAGTATTTTTAGCAGATCAAAAATATTTTCCTGTATCTCATAGGGGAGTTTATCATACTGTAGGTAATAACTTCTTCCTCAATAAAGCATTCATGGGTCGTCCGAGTGTATTGATGAGTGTGATGCGGCATGAAGGATGGCACGCGGCACAGGATTGTATGGCAGGAACGATTGATAATAGTTTGATTGCTATCATCAAACCTGAAGATGAGGTTCCTATGCTCTGGCGTGATATGGTAGAAAGTGCATATCCCGAAAATTCATGGCCATGGGAAAAGGAAGCAACATGGGCAGGTAAGACAGAAGGAATGACCTCTGATGCACTTGCGGCATGTGCTAATGGTAATATGTGGGAGGTTTATGAACCCACTCCTTTGACCCGTGAATATCTAGTCAAAGAAGGTTACATTACTAAATAATAACATCCTGAACAGGAAACCAGCCGAGAAGAGTTCTGTGAAACCTCTTGTGTTATAATGGTGAACTCTTTGTTGGATAAAGAATTTAAAACATGTCTACTTTAACAAGAGACGTATTAATTAGAACTATTGTTGCTAACGAAATGAAAGAGCACGATGGTTCTAATTATACTCAACAATTAAAAGATACATATCACAAATGGGAACATCAATCAAGTGATGCCCTTTGTCAAAAATTTAATCAAATAGAAAAATCTAATGTCACTGTTGACATACTAAAACCATAAATATAAGAGCCATGCTTCCTTTCAATGCCAGAAGAAGTCAAAAAAGATGAACCTAAGAAAAAAGGTATTTTAGGAAAACTAAAGGAGGCAGCAGATGACAAGGAAGAACAACTTGCTATTCTGTCTACTTTTGTTAGGCTTGGCATCCTTGTTTGGTCTGGCGGAATACTCACGTTGGCATACATCAAGTTACCACCAGCCCTTGGTATTCCCGAGCAAAAACTAGATCCTACTTTTATCGCATCAGTATTCACTGGGGTCTTAGCTACCTTTGGTGTTCAGGCAGCAAAGAAAGCAGGAGAGAATGGTGGAAGTAATGGTGGTGGAATCAGTAAAGCAGATATGGAAAGATTGATTGCCGCAGCAGCACAAACTGCACCGGCACAAACTATTCGTATCGAACAGGCACCTGTACAAATTACACAGGCACCTCCAAAGTCCGATGAATCTTATAAGATGTAATTATGAATAATCAAAAGTCACCATTTAAGTGGGTAGTTCTGACAGTGGGAACACTGTTTGGGATTGCTCATATTGGTGTCTTGGGACATCTCATAAACAAAAATAACTTGCCTATAATTAATCTTCCTGTTGGAGATTATACTTCATATACAGTAGAGGCAGGAGAGCAGGGATATAGGATTGATTATTCATCAAATGATCCTAAGGTCATGGGTGTAAGAAGAAGAGTTGATAAGACTAATGGTTTCTTTGGTATTGGTGGGAAATCAAATGTAGAATATGATGAGGAGTATACAATGGATGGTGCCCGCCATATGGGTGGAGGTGCTGAGGGAAAGTTGACTGCGAAAAAGATAGAGTGTATAAAGGCGGAAGGTGGTGGAGAATCGACAGGAAGGATAGTGGGTGCTAGTCTTGGTGCCGCAGCAGCACCATGGTTCACTAGTATTCCATATGTCGGATGGGTTGCTGCCGGATGGATAGCAATGTTTGGACAAGATAAAGGTGCAGAGATTGGTGGAGAACTGGCAACAACAATGATGGAGGGATGCGATGAACTTTGAATTGAATATGGAAGATTATACTATCATTATCAACGCATTGCACTATTATAAAAAGGTAGAGAAAAGAGGCAATTTCAAACAATATGATGAAGAACGTGTAAATAGGTTGAGAGATAAAATGGCATATCAATTAGTTCCCAGTGCTGATAGTAAAAGATGAATTTATTGTTACGTCCACTTGATAATCCAGCTGATCCTGTATGGTCAGTAATCATTCTAGTAATTATTGCTGTTGGACTATCATTGGGTTATATTGTATACATACTAGGAGAAGCATTTGAGGAGTTAGCAGATGGGAGCAATGACGCCACCAAGCAGGAAGAGTTGTTACAACTTCCGAGTGACGGAGATCAATCGTGTACTTGATGGTGATACTATTGATGTCACTATTGATCTGGGGTTCGATCTATACAAGAAGGAGAGAGTTAGAGTTGCAGGAGTTGATACGCCAGAAAAAAGAACGAGAAACCTAGAGGAGAAAGCACTTGGAATCGACGCAACCAACTGGCTCAAAGAGAAACTCGAAGGCACTTTGGCTGGTGATGATGAGTTGTCTGTTAGGACTGAACTTGTTGGTGGCACTGGCAAATACGGGCGTCTTCTGGGTTGGCTTTACATTGGGGACGACAGTGTGTCCCTTAACGAGCAAATGATTACTGAAGGATATGCTCATGCATATGATGGTGGCACAAAGGATATGAATCTAGAAGCACTTCGTGTGATTCGTAGAGAGCACGGCACGTTGGTAGATTGATGATGAGTGGTTTATTTGTATTTGGATTTATAACTTTATTAACTTATACACTACATATTACGTGGCCTATAAAAAAAGGTAAAAATTAAAATGCAAAAATTAATTAACATTCTTGCTCTAGCTTCTTTTGGTGTATCCTCGGCAATTGTCGGTGGTAGTGCCTATGTTTATGTAAATAAAGATTCTCTAATTGAATCTGCTAAAGCAGCAGCAACTAAAGCAGCAACAGAAGCAGTTGCCGGAGCACTCCCTGGAATGATAGATTCTGCTATGCCTGAACTTCCTGGTGCTACTGGTGGTGCCGTTCCTGGAATGCCTTCAACCGGATCAGCACTTCCTTTCTGAGAGTTCTATGAGTTTTGTTAAATAGGGATAGTTTGAATTGATATTATGTCTTCTACATCTTTTCGCAAAAAGAATTCTATAAGAAATAAAAGTAAAAAAAGAAATGATACTGATAGTACATTTTTTCTTTATGTTGCTTTTCATTCCATAATTTCTTCTGTTATGAATATCTTTACGGATGACTGAAATTCCGATTATTACTTCTAATGACATTAGTATTCGTGAAATCATAATTCCTCAAGTAAATACTGTCTTAGATAACTATACAAGAATACCTTTGGCACCTCCTGTCGTAGTGTATATTGGCACGCCTGTTGTTGATATTCCAGGATGTGTAGAGGCTCATCAAACAAATAACTCTAAAAATGATCAGATAAGAACCGATGACAAAAAAGGAGTGGTTACGTATTGCGATTCTGGTGTTCCCAGTTTTGATCCTATTTTATATGAACCTGAACAGATAATTATCACTAAACCTAGTGGTGTCAATGTCCCAAAAGATACGCCTGTAGTTCCAGAAACTCCGGAGATTCCAAAATCTCCGAATATTCCTACTGCAAAAATAGATTGTCCTACGGCATTACAAAATGCTAAAGAACCTATTGGGGAGTTTATACAGGGATTTAGAAAAAAAGTTACTGAATATAAATTAATCGGTAATGAATGTATTCAAATAACAGAAGATGTCCCTATACCTCAACAGATAGTAGCAGGACTTCCTACTGGTGGACAGGTTGTACAGGTGGGAGGAGTTGCCGTAATCGCAACTACTTCGGCATTACTTGCAAAACCATTAGCAGACTTATTATTGAAGGTCGTGAAACCTACGATCAAAAAAGTTATGAAAAAGATTGCCAAGATCAGGGGGAAAAAGGTTGTGATTGAATCTCTAAAGGACCGCCAAGGTCAACAGCGGATTCGGAATCGGGCAATTCGGGTTTTGAAGGGGCGGGAATAGTATGATAATGGGGGTGCTTATGCCCTGGAGGATTATTTACTACAACATCGGCACATACGGAATAATAAGGACTCCTGGGATGAAATTGAATTCCCTTTAATTTCAACTCGCCACAATTTTTTAAACGCGCTATCTCAAAATCTAATCTTTTATTGGCAGTCAGTTGTTGCATCATTGCAATATTAGAAGATGCTGCTTCTTTACAAAGGTCTTGTAAGTTTTTATCTAATGGTGTACTCCAAGTCATTGAGAAACCTACACCCAAACTGTAGTTATCTTTTTGTCCGGTTCTAGTTCTTTTAGTAAATAGAATATCACCAGGATTGTCAATGATGCCATCTCCGATATTATTTCCATCATCATCGAAGGCACCAAAGTTATCTCCAACATCATATACCGGATCATCATAATAACCTTGAAAAGGTTTAGAAGCAGAAACACTTCCTGTTACATACGGCGTAAAATTGCGAGTGGGACCCTGACACTGAATCCCCCCTCCATATGTGTTTGTAATGTATGGTCCCTGAAGGACCTGAATAGCTTGGTTTGTAACGGAGCCTGAACTGTTAGCAACAGGAGAAGCAGTAGCAGACACACCACCAACGGTTTCAGCATAAGAAGGAGATGCAAATAATAATGTTATTGCGAGAAGATACTTGTGGTATCTGTTACGCTTGTGACCTCCGTCACTCTTTGGATAATTGTATGATTTTGAAGCCCCGGGCCAGAGTAAGTTTCTGTGAACTGAAACGCTGATCCTGGTGTCGTTTGTGTAAATTGAGGTTTGCTTGTTACACCTGTCCATGATGATGTCACTCCATCTATAGTTATATTAGTTGCTCCTGTCCCTGGAGATAAGTTTCCACTTGCACTGACACCAGAACCAGTAGCAGAGTACTGATATCCTGTGCTGTAGTCCATTGAGTTTATTGTCTCAGTTATCGTTTGCGTCGTTTCTGTATGACTGCTCATACTTCCCTGAGTGAAGTTCGGCACCACTGGGACTGCTAGTGCTTGTCCAGGCAACAAAACAATGCTCGCAACAATTACAGTAAGAGGTGCCGCGACAATTTGAGCAACGGCATCCTTTTGGATTTGGAAAACCATAATTTAAATTCCTCATCAATCGATGACTGTAATCTCACTAATAAATTGTCCTGTTGCCGATGTGCCAGCACCTCCACCAGTTACCGTGAGAACACCTGCTGAAGTTACAGTACCGGCAAGAGTTCCTAAAGTACCTGCAGTAGAAGAAGTCATAGTACTAAAATTGGAAACATTTCCTACGGTTGGAGCAGAAGTAGGAACTGCATCGGCCTGTGTATAAGACTGACTGAAAGAAAATGCCGAACCTGCTGTATCTTGAGTAGCAGCAATTGTTCCGGGAGCATATACTCCACTGGTAATTGTTCCTGCAGACACTGTTCCGGCAGTTGTACCATCCGTAGTATCAATATTACTACCTGAAATACTGAAAGTACTACCAACTCTAGTTGCTGTAGTCTGTGCAGCATTGACGGTTAGTTGAACACTAGAAGCATGTTTTGAAACAAGTCCTCCGGCATTTGCTGCGCTTGCGGTCATTATTAATATTCCGAAAGCAAATAATGCTCTTTTCATTTTTTCCAAGCATACTTTTTATTATTTAGTTCTTGTGAATTTATACTTATAAATAATGTTAAATAAATTTGACTTGAAATGAACGAGCAGCAAAATCATCTTTCGCAATTATTAGAACAAAGAGTAACACTGACTCAACAGTTAGAAGGAATTCAGGCACAAACTACAAGAACCAGAGATTTGATGCTAAAGACTCAAGGTGCTATTGAGTATCTGGAGGCAACCGGAGTCAAATTGCCAGAACCAGAAGTCACCGAAGAAGCAGAAACGGAAGTCGTAGAAGAGGGTTGACGCACAGACCAGAAGGTATTATAATAAATGAGTTGAGAGGCAAAACACAGGTAAGAGCATCGACAAACAGATGACGCCTCTTGACTTTTTCATGGGCAAGTAGCTCAGATGGAAAGAGCCACGCACTTCTAATGCGTTGGTCGGGGGTTCGAGTCCCTCCTTGCCTGCCTGATCCCCTGTAGCTCAGCGGTAGAGTCGGTGACTGTTAATCACTTTGTCGCAAGTTCGAATCTTGCCGGGGGAGTTGACAAGAATCAAATCTTGTCTTATACTATCTCTTGTGTGAAGGAAGTGTGGTGTGAGAGCAATCTCTCACTTGCGGAATTAGTTTAGAGGCAAAACTAAAGGTTTCCAACCTTTCGTCACCAGTTCGATTCTGGTATTCCGCTTTCGGGTTATCCGAATACCCGAAAAATAAAATGAGTATAAATACTCTCGTTAC